TATATCCTTCGCCATTTATTGAGCCAGCAGGTTTTAATCCAATTTCGCCCGTAGATTTATTTATCCTATAAATATCTCCTGTTTCTGGAAAATATTTTAATACTTTTGAAATCTTTTCAAAATCAGTTTGCATTTTTTGGTCCTTCAACCATTCCTTCTTTCAAGAAATGGCGCGTGACAGGGTGAAGGAGAGGAACCTGTCTTTAAGATAGCTAATCCGAGCGCCACAAAACTATCTTAGGACAATTACTTAGGCCACGCAAGCGATTTCAACTCATTCTTTTGCGAGGTCAGTTCGATGATTTCTTTCGACAAAGTTTCCATCGTCTCCAGACTCTTTCGAGCGTTACCGAGCAAGCCTGGAAGTGCCTCGTCTACGTCATCATCCTGCGACCGCTTAAGAATCTGTTGTGTAGCATGCATCATCGTTTCGCATGAAATAGATAGGCGCTTAACCTGCTCCTTCAATTCAGCGTTAAGCGTGCTATATTTTCCGCGAGCAATGAACGTCTCTGTTGAGATATCGTCTAGGTTTTTCATGATTAAAATGGCACGTCTTGGTCCATATCCGAAAAATTAGGCGTTGGCTTCGCTTTGGCTGGAGCACGCTCTTGTGGTGGGCTTGCCTCTTTCCTGCCTCCCTGCAAAGCAACATCATTCACACGAATATCGTACTGCTCGCGCTTATTTCCATCCTTATCTGTCCAATCTCGCTTAGAGACTGTGCCGGACACGGTTACGGCCTGCCCTTTTACAAGATACGTAGACAGCGACTCAGCACGCTTGCCAAACAATGAGCAGCGCCAGAACAATGCATCCTTATCTTTACCTTGATTGTCGGCAACTGAGAAGTTAGCGACAGCATCGCCGCCCGGAGTAAATCGCACCTCAGCTTCTTGAGACACGTTTCCTGCAACTGTAATTACGTTCATGCTAATTTCCCCTTCAAACTATCGTAGTGTTTCTTGATTGATTCATGGCCCTTGGATTCTTTCCATGCACTTGCAAAGACCGTCTTGAGTTCTTCCAATGTTTCAGCCGCATCCAAGCATGCGATCAAATCCATCAGCTTGTCGGACTGGACTTCATGCGATTCCGCATCAGCGTCAACACTTGTTTCCTCAGTAGGAATACAAAATGCTTGGAAGGCAGCATACTTATAGGCTGAACTCATGGCCTTGTTCGTTGCCTTGTCGCCGCTATCCATCGCCTCCCCAAACGTGACAACAGTATGCTTAGACCCATCAATCGCACTTACAAGATCGAATTCACACTTGACAGTGACGTAGAAAAGCGCGGTCCCCTTATGATTAACACGCTCAACACAGTTACGCTCAATGCATCGAGGAAGGATGCAGAGGCTGTGCTTAACGAGAAGAGGGGCCAATGCGTTGTAGACGGCGTCGATACCGCGAAAGTTGAATCCTTGCGCCTGGTTACGACTGTCTTTAGAGATACCTTTAGTGGCGAGTTCGCCTGCCACTGCGGCAATTGATTTATAGACTTCCATACTATTCCTAGAGTTGGTTAAAAATTAAAATGGCAAAATACCTGTTGCGATCAATGCTTCTCTTTCCTCCTTTTCACTTTTGGTTATCTCAATTTTAATTGTCCCATTATAAGAAATCGGATGGGTGCGTAGATAGGCTTGGCGATCCTCTTCTGTTGGTACAGGATGATTGCGGAATTCTCCTGCTCGGCATCGGTCGATGAATTTCATTCCATTTCTTTCTTTACCATTTTTTCAATTGATGAAAGAAACTCCTCGCCATCACAAGCCACTGAATGAATTAGTTTTTTCAAAAGCTCCATTGTAAAATCCATATCAGCACATTGGCGATCAATCATCATTACAAAATCAACAATTTTCCCATGCGCATCATTGTCATGCATAAGAGCGTCAACATAGCTTTCAGCAAGAACAATTGGTTCAATATCAAATGTAATATTCATTATTTATACCCCATTCCTGTCATGTATTCGGCACGTTTCAAAAGCTGCTCCCATTCTTGGGAGAATGGCTCTTTCTTTACTTGCTTGATTACTGGTGGCTTGGCCTCTTGAATTGGCATCGTCATCAGATAAGCAAGAGAAAGTAGAAAGGCTAGTGTGTAGATGTATTTCATTTTTTAACTACTTCCGTTCCATACCTTTTAACTAGGTCAAGCAATGTCTCAATGCCTTTAATTCTAGTTTCAAATGCCATTGTCCATACAAAATCGTCATATGACTCAACATCCCGGAATTGGTCACCAAGAAGTTTGCAATATCTCACTAATTCATCAGCAGATTCTACAAATCCAATTTTATTTTCAAATGCTTGAGGCTTCTTCATTTTCTTCTCTCCCTATAAATTGAAGTTGGTAGCCGGAATCGAACTGACTAAAACCCGTCAAGAATTTTCATATCCAATGATAACCAACATAGAAGCGGACCGGGATTGATTCCGGCTGTCGGACTTATGTGCATATCGGTTCGGTCTACTTGGCTTTACCCAGCGTGAGCCTATGCCCTTTGTCAATGCCTCTTTGTGCATATCCTACTGGCCTCTTTGCGCCCTTGTGTGCGCCAGAACCTCCGTCTACTATTTGCACTCTGCGTTTCCCTCAACGCCGCCGCTTCTATGTTGGCCCTGACGCTTACCCGGTCAGGTTAGGTATGGTTTCTGACGTACTGTACGAAATTTAATCGAGTACGTGACGTATATCCATCAAAACAAGTTACGCATATATAGAGACGGTCTTTTGTTCGCCATCGCCTGCTTGTTTCTGCGTTTCCATGATTAGTATTCTACACGCTGAAAAATAAAGTGCAAGATATTATTTGAAATTATTATCTTGAAGTTTGGCGTAGATATGCTACGATTCAGTTGTCGATCAAACGGAGGTAAGAATGTATCAACAACTAGCAACGAAACTTAATGAAGAGCGCGATAACCTGGCAGTCATTGAAGCAAAGACAGGTGTTACAGCTCAGACGATGAAGAACATCATCAATGATCCAGAGGCAAAGCGTAGCCGTGTAACTATCATCGCATTGGAAAACTATTTCAAGCGAGCCAAGAAATGAGCAGCCCTGACCAACTCGCAGCCTTCCGCAATAACACACGAAACATGCTGCATTATTCGCACACTCAGAAGACGTGTTCAGTTTGCAAGAAGCGGAGAAGCATGGGGCAATATGCAGAAGGTTCTGAAACTTGTAACCAATGCCGAAGGAGAGAGAGGTGATCAATCATTCTACGCTGCCATGGTGGACAGAAAATATTGACGGCTATACACGACTAGTCAATGCAACTTTAGTGATGGGTAATTTTGGGATGGGCGAACAAGGAAAAGTTGATGCCGAATTTATCGCTAAGGCTTGCAACGAATATGAAAAGTTAGCAAAAGAATTGGAAGAAGCCCGTGAAGAGATTCGCTCACTTAATGAGCAAATGGAGAACATGAAAGTTGAATATGGCGAAGCACTTGATCGGGAGCGTTGTGATGACGACTAAGTTCCCATGTCTAACACTCCTGGCAATAGCAGCTTTGTTATTGATTACTACCTATATTGAAAGACTGCCATGAGTGACAACTGTAATGTCTATGAAAAGATCGTTGATACGTTAGATGGTCATATTGTTTTGGAAAAAGCATATTACAACGAAGCCAAAGAATTGATTGGCTATTGGGCACATGGGTACTTCGATCACGAATTGCCATTTCAAGGTCAATATCCTGTTAAAGACTATCACAAGAGGTTTGGTTACAAATGACTGATCGCCAGAAAATCGTCCTCGTTGACCAAACTCGCCGAGACCGTGCTATCGCAATCATCCGCAATCTTCCGATTGATGGCACGATGGAAGTCATCATTCAGCCGAAGACTAAAGTACGCAAGTTGTCGCAGAATGCTTTGATGTGGACTGGCCCGTTAAAGGATCTTGCCGAACAAGCCTATTCTGACGGGAAAAAATATTCTGAGAAAACATGGCACGAATACTGTAAGCAAGAGTTCCTACCAGAAGAATTCGACCCGATTCTAACGCTGCCAGGATACGTTAAATGGGACTACACGCCGAAAGGTGATCGTATCCTAGTAGGTAGCACTACCGAGCTAACAACGCGTGGCATGAGCGAGTATCTGGAACAAGTATATGTTTTAGGTTGCTCGCTTGGTGTTGAATTCCATGCTTCACCTAATGAAAGGTTCTGAAATGAGTGTATCCGTGGCTATCGCCAGTTCAGCAAACACAACTGCATTGATTGCAGCAGCCCAAGCAAGAGAAGCAAAGATTATCGCGTGTAAAACAAACATAGATAGCTTTGATTCCAAGACAGCTACCATGGCTCAGATGAAGCAATACGCTGATTGTGTTGATACTGTTTATCCTAGTGATGTTTCTCCAAGTGGAGTGATTGCATTTAAAGTGATTTTCGTCATTGCGATTATCGGCATGCTCGTTGGATTTTATAAAGCGCACAAAAGCAGTTATCACAACGATTTTGTAGATTATGCAATGTTTGGATTCATGGGATTTATTTTCTTGCCTGTAGCTTCTTTGTTTGTGGGCGGTGTCGGCTACGGACTTTTTTGGTTGTTCACCTAATATGCGCTGCAAGATATGCAGAACCGAGTTCGTCAAGCGCAGTATCTCGCACAAGGTATGCAGTAACGTTGACTGTGCTTTAGCCTGGATCGAACAAGAGCGCGCCAAGAAGCTAAAAAAGAAGCAGATGGCAGAACGGAAAGAAACGAAGCTAAAGTTGGACAAGTTAAAGACACGTTCAGATTACATCAAGGAGACACAGATTGCATTCAATGCGTATATCCGCACTAGGGATCGCCATCAACCGTGCATTTGCTGCGGGGAGCCCCTCACCTTGGAGGCAATCGGCGGTGGCTTTGACTGCGGACATTATCGCTCTTGTGGATCAGCGCCGCATCTTAGGTTCAATGAAGATAACGCGCATGGACAAACAAAAAAATGTAACCGCTATGGTGCGGGAAGAGCTGTCGATTACCGTATTGGACTTATCGCACGGATTGGAATTGATCGCGTGGCAGCATTGGAGTCCTGCAACACTCCGGCTAAATGGACAATCCCTGAGCTTATCGAAATGAAGAAGAAGTTTCAACAGATGAAAAAGGAACTTGAAAATGCAAACTGACCGAGAATTACTGGAATTGGCCGCAAAGGTTTATGGATTTTTTCCTAATTGCTGGACAGAATCGGAATATCCAGTCGGCTCTAATCTTAGAGGCGCTCTTTGGAATTACAAGGGACATATGAGTGATGCTGAACTGTGGAATCCATTGTCGAATGATGGTGATGCTCTACGGTTAGCGATGAAGTTAAATATGAGTGTGGACATTGAAGAATATGAAAGTTCCACATATGCATACGTCGGCAAATCGCCAAGAGAATATGCATGTGAAAATTGGGGCGCTGACAAAGCGGCGGCTACTCGTCGCGCTATTGTTCGTGCTGCCGCTGAAACTGAAAAGGAGATGAAATGACCCAATTCAACGCTGACCACTACCTAGCCACACAAGACCCTGCCAACTTGCTTAACCTAGTTCCAGGCTCCGTAGAATACTCGATAGTAGTAAACATGCTCCAAGGAGCTAATGCACAAGGTAGGATTGATCAATTCAGGGAAGATAGGGAGAATAACCATGGGTAAGCCGCATAAGCATGCAGATATGATCGAATATTTTGTTGGCGGCGGTGATGTTGAATACCGCAAGAAGAACACTACTGGATCGCTTGCTGATGAAGACACATTTAGGCCAGTTCTGATTTTGGGCACGTTTGATAGTAGCCTATATTTTGAATTCCGCATTAAGCCAGCGCGTGAATATCCTAAGACAAATTTGACGGATCAGGAATTATCAGACATTTTTTGTCAGTATGACAGCAAATTGATTTCTGTTCATGGCGCAGGAATTGCGGCTGTTTTTGCCGTCGCCAACGCAGCTATCCGCCGTTACATAGATGATAAGGAGAATGAGGAATGATCGGCGAAATATTACAATCAGCTCTTCTCCAGTACGGAATGGAAAGAGATGCCGAATTAGCCAGAAGTATAGCAATGAGGCCGCACCTACGCCGCGTAGACGGTCACTGGCTATGTACAGCCAGTCGTACAGAGCGCCATATCCTTCGCGGCACTCTTGGCGATACTCCATGCCAGGCATTCTACTATTTCATGCAACGAGAGAATTTACGGGCAGCTAAAGAGGCATTCAAGTTCCCTGTGCCATATTGGTGCTAAAAAAGTTGCCCAACGGTGTAGGAATTTTCCGACTTTCTGACAGATTCTTCTTGCAAGTCTGACGGAGTATATAGATAATTAGTTTGTCTGTGTGGTGCAGATTTTATAACACGATGATAGGCCGCTTTAGTATGCATTTTTGCCTGTTGTTACAGAGATCATCGTATCTGTAACTTCACCACCGGGCAAGAGTGCAGACTACAGCGGCTTTTTTGCGTCTTGGGGGTAAGTGTTTTGGCTAATCCGTGGTTCAGAATGTATTCAGAATATGCTACTGATGCGAAAGTACAGAGCATGACTGAGCCAATGCAGCGCCGATTAGTGATGCTTTTTTGCTTGAGATGTTGTGACGTCACAGTGACGCTCAGTGACGAAGAGCTTGCATTTCAACTTCGAATAAGTGACGAAGATTTGGAAGAAACAAAGGCGCTGTTTATCAAAAAAGGTTTCATAAATGAGGATTGGGATTTAGTGAATTGGGATAGGCGTCAATTCTCCTCAGACTCAAGCGCAGAGCGGACTAGAGAGTATCGTGAGCGTAAAAAACTAGAGAAGCAAAACGGCAAAAAAGAAGTTGTGACGTCACAGAAACGTCACAGTGACGCCCTAGATACAGATACAGAATCAGATAAGAAACAGAATATAAAAACCATTGTCTCGCCTTCCGGCGAAACGCATGAAGTGTTCGACTACTGGAAAACGTTTCACAATCATCCACAAGCCAAACTTGACGACAAGCGTTCAAGGGCAATCAAGGCGAGGCTGAAAGACGGGTATTCGGTTGGGGAGCTTTGCAAAGCGATTGAGGGCTGCAAGTACAGTGAGTACCACCAAGGGAAGAACGATAGCGGTACGGTATATGACGATATCGAGTTGATTTGCCGAAACGCAACGAATGTGGATAAATTCATCGTCTTGGCAGGAAAAGGCCCACCGAATGGGGCTAGTCAAGATATGAATCAAACGCTTTCCATGTTGCAACAATGGGTTTTGGAGGAAGAGAATGGCAAGTCGTAAGGAAATCTCAAAATGCTTGGCGCTCTTGAAAACTGAATTCCCCGATTTCCAAGTTGACGAGAACCGCCGCGATGTATGGGGCGAAGGACTTGCAGGATTTGACGATGCTGTGCTGAACAAGGCCGTTGCTGATTTTCTCCGTACTAGTCGATTCAAACCTCACCTTGCAGACCTGATCGACCGATGCAAAGCACAGCTTGATGGTGATTGGCTCGGAGCCGATGAAGCATGGTCAAGGATTGCGAAGTCGGAAAGCGAATCTTGCATGCTGACAAATGAATCAGCCGAGGCTTGGAACATTGCAAGACCGCTTTTGGAGAACAGAGATACGAACGGAGCCAGGATGGCGTTTCGAGATGCCTATAACCGGTTAGCAGACAAAGCGAAATTAGAAGGCCGTAGACCGGTTTATTTTCCGAGTTGGGGGGCTGATACCAACGGTCGCATACAAATGCTTTCTAGTGCCGTTAAATGCGGTCAGATTGGTATTGATAGGGCAATAGAAGTCTTGCCAGAGCATGCAACGGAAGTAATTCGGATGGTTGGGGTAAAAAATCATCCACTTCTTGCGCCGCCAAGTGAAGAAGGTAAGCAGCGAGTCAAGGCGCTTCTTTTGACATTGAAAGGATAGAAATGAGTTTGGCAATCAAGTTTGAAGCAGATGCTAAATATCCTGTTTGGACAACACAGGGGCAAGATCACAAAGCATGGGCCAAGAGGATTTTGTATCGCGCTGAACGTGGTGACAAAGATATTACGGTTTTGCAAGTTGCATTTGCAAAAGAAGCAATGGGTATCAAGGAAATTCCGCAAGCAGGTTAAAAATATCGTAAGACACTAAGGAGAAGTAAAAATGAAGAAACGCGTTTTCAATCGTCAAAATATCCCAACAACATTGCCGGTTTCGTTTTCTATCACGATGTGGTTGTTGTTGGACCGATTAGATGCCTCTGGTTGGGTATGGGGAGTAACTGGAACAATTTTTGGATTGCTGTGGATCTCGTGCATTGTTTCTATCTTCGTTGAAAAACCCGATTCACCATTGAAATAATTTCGACATTAAAGGAGAGAATAATGGACGATGAAAAGCAAAAACTGTTAAACCAGTTGCGAATTGATGCTGATAACCGCAATGCAAAGCCTATGCAATTCCCTAATGGGTATTGTACAGACCCATATGGCACGATTATTCCTCCGGCTGGAGTGCATGAACATTACTGCTTTGGCTATGACGTTGGTTTCTTGGAGGCGTGGGAAATCATGAACAAAGCAATCAAGAAGTAATTCACAACATTAGGGGATTGTCATGATCTCAAAACTAACGCTTCGCCAATTAGAAATACTTTCCTACATCTGCGAAACAGTAATAAAGGATGGTCGATCTCCAACACGTCAGGCTATTTGCGATAAGTTCGGGTTTGCATCAACCAATGCAACAGGAGCGCATATCCTGGCACTGGAAAAGAACAAAGCAGTACATCGCAACCATTTCCGGCATCGTTCGATTGTGATTAACTGGAATCATCCAGATTGCCACAGTATCCGTGAACAGTATTTTGAGAGGGAACAATTATGTCCAGCATGACGCCTAATATGCAATCAATCCTAGATTTTCTCCAAGGATGGCGAGGTACTAAGTTCAAGTCGTCGGAGATTGCTAAGAAAATCGGGATCAGCCCGCATGGAATCTCGCCGGGCCTGCACTCTTTGCATGAGCAGGGCTTGATTGAAATGGAGAATACAAGGAATACGAAGGTTTGGCATTGCAAGACAGTTGTCGTTGCGGAACCTGGCGCTTTTGCGCAAAGCCGGACTGTTGATTGGAAGCCACTGGGCATCTACAACTTGAAACAACACATGGACGCTTGTGAGGCATCACGGAGTCTAAAAAATGGAGGATTGATATGAACTGCAAACCGGGAGATTTGGCAATCATCATTCGAGATGACGTTTATAAATGTGATTTCGGTAAATTGGTAGAAATATTAAATCGCGACATAGAAGATACTGATAGATTAGTTTGGGAGTGCAAGCCACTTTCTCCAATTATGGGATCAACTGGAAATGATATGGATATCACTTCAATCCCAGATAGTTGGCTCAAGCCTGTAAGCGGTCTTCCAATGGAAGAAGCAACAAAAGAGACAATCAAGGAGAAAGCATGACCACTTATTACGGTTTAATCGGTATTGGCATAGTTATCATGCTGACAGTATTCGTAGGTATTTGGCTCGACTATTTCACTAAGCACATGAATGACGATACAGAGCCATACGATGAGTATGAGGTAGAGCAGGCTCGATTATCCTGGCAAATAAGAAAGTCCAGCTACAAGGCAAATAGGCTTACGGCCATCAATGCGGCAAGAGGAGAAAAATAATGATTTTGTTATATTGTTTTGTTGTTGGCATCAGTGCTGCGGTTTGTGTTTATAAACAACAATATGCTGTTGTTGTGTGGGGAGCTTTTGTAGTCATTGGTTTTATTGGTCAATCTATTGTTGACGCAATTAAAGGAAATATAAAATGATACCGCATCCAAATGAAAGATACTGTGGCATTGTTTTGATGGAGTCTTGGGACGATATGTTCAAAGAGCCAGAAATGAATAAGTATTGGAAAATATTCTGGTGGGTCGTGACACTTATTATTGGCTTGGTAGCTATTCTAATTATGAGTGCATCCGTAATGATGGGCTGGGGCAGAGAAGAGCGCGCTAGGGCTTACATGATGAATCATAACTGCCAAGTTGTAGGTTACGCAGGGCGTGGGCCAGTTCCATATTATCAGTGTGATAATGGTCGAATTATGTTGAAGACTGATATGTATTATCTTAAGGATAAATAATGCGCGCATTCAATTTAGAGGAAGCAAAAGCAGGCAAGCCACTCGTTACCCGTGATGGGAGAGATGCGAAGTTTATTGCGCATGTGCCGGAATGTATTTTTAACAGACGAGTCTTGATTCATGTCGATAAATGCATGATGGTCTATGAATTTCCAGAAACAGGACTACTTATGGATGGTTTGGAAAACTCATGTGATATTTTCATGAAAACAGTAAAGAAGACTGTTTATGCAAATTTATGGGATGTTAATGAAAAGATTACGGTTGCAAAAAGGCCAGATTATTTCATTTATGAAACGGAAAAGATGGCAAGAAATGTGGCATCTAATTGTCAAGAGAAATTCTTTGCTATTGCTGTTCCTATCGAGATAGAGGAATAACATGAAGATTTACATTTATGAGTTCCCTGGCTCATATCTTGGCGGCAACGCAGTTGTCTACGCTGAAAGTGAGATAGAGGCTTATGGGACTCTCTTGCAAGAAATGAGGTCAGTTTATCCCGATGATAAACCGGAGTTAAAAAAGATCATTCTGTTAAGTAGATCACCGGAAGTCATTTACTATGATGACGGAGATTACTGATGAAGACCTCTGAACTTTCCGGCCATTTGCTGGACTACTATGTTGGGAAAGCATTAGGTAAGAATGTAAAGATCATCAAGCACCAGAGGGAGGAGGAATGGTTTTGTGTTGAAAACACATGGCCGACTATATATCTTAGTGATTGCTTTGTAAATATAAAACAAGTTCCTTTTAACCCATCAACCAATTGGGATCTGCTGGGTCCATTGTTGGATAAGAAGAAAATAGACCTGTCATCTGGACTGCATACGGCTTCATTGCCAAAAGAAGTAGACATATGGGTAGCAATGAAAGACGGAGTAAAGTACGATGCCTGCGGTGACACCCCATTGATTGCAGTGTGTCGGCTGATTGTTTGGATGGAATACGGGGATAGCGTGCCGGATATGGACGATCAAGGAAACATTGTACATGCATGTCTTTGTGGGTCATGGCCTGGGGGTCAGTGCCTTAACTGCAAGCGGATTGAGGAAGGAGAGAAAGAATGAATAATATTCTTACAGAAAAAGAATTACAGAAAGTGCTATGGGAAGGTTTTTTAAGTTCGATTAATCAACGCATAGAATTAGAGGAAAGTGCTAAAAGAGATGACTGGAATGGGAAAGTTGTAGAAAAAATTGCGAGCTGAAAAATGATACGTTTCTATTATTCAAAAGGATTTGTATGGTTTCGAATTTTAGGATACGGCCTCCATTTTAAAAATATTAAAATGCATGGGCTGACTTTCTCTGAAAGAACCTTTAAAAAATTTATAAAACTTCCATTTGGTTGGCGTGTAATTTATCTTAGGCCGTAGAATTAGTCCTTGTATTTCATAGTACATTTGCTATGATGAATGGGTTAAAAGGAGATGATTATGGATGTTCGACCACGCGGCGACAAACGACCAAAAGCAATTGAAGATGTGCGACCAATGGCTATTGGCGCAGGGTCCGGCGATTAATTACCACGACGTCACTGTCTATGACTTTTGTCTGCGACTGGTGCTGACAGCCTGGAAAGACAGGCACTTAACGCATGCTGATTGGAACGTCCCGGCTGGGGCCTCTTCGATTCACACAGTGGACCAGAGTTTGTGTGCTGGCAGTCAGCAGTCGTTAGGTGAATGTGCGCTACCAGTTCTAAACAGTCTGGAAAGCATAGAGATGCGCTATGCCACCTATTCAATACGCAGGTAAGCACAAGGCGTGTAGCCAGCCTTCCAAGCTGTGCATAGAAGAGTTCGATTCTCTCTACCTGCTCCAGTTTCAAAGAATATTCAATGGGTATCGGGCTGACTGGCCGAGAGAGGTTGAAGGCAATGCGGGATTAGGATGAAGGGCGGTCTTCCCCCGCACAGATGATTGTTGTATTTCTCTTCCAGTCGGGGGGATGGCATGAAATCTGTTTGGCCCCACGAATAAAGTTATAAGACGCGAGATCGCATGATGGAAACTCATGGGCGCGCTTGGTTGACTGGCTACGTGGTTCGATACCATAACAACCAAGAACTGTTTAAGTGATGATTAGTGTAACTGGTTAGCACCTCGGTTTGTGAAGCCGATAGTTTGGGTTCGAGTCCCTGTCATCGCACCATTAAAGGAAAACCTATGAGTCCAGAAGAGGAATATGGGAAAGCTCTAAAAATTGTATATGAATTCCATAAAATTAACAAAAAGGAATTTGAGTCTATTTGCGTTATTCTCCAGCGTCTTAATGCTGCTTACAATACATCTCAATATGATGTTTACAATAAATTCATGGGGCAAAGTGCGGATTCTGCTAACAGATTAGCAGGCTTAAATGGGGGTGATAAAGATGATCGGATGGCTTCCACTGTGCGCAATAATCCATGATGGGGATAAAATGCTAAGACGCGTAACCAAAGAAGAATACCAAAAGCACGCAGACATCCGCAGCGATCAAGTGAGCTATTGCCTTGAATGCTGGAAATATTTCATGAGCTCAACTAAATACGCTAGCCTGGAAGCTAAGCCAATGGGCGGAATGACGGCGAACGCAGATGGCTATGGTAAAGATCCGCATGAAGCCCAACTAGCTCAAGACACAAAGGTAGGCGCAGCAACCAACGCATGCATAGAAAGCCTCAAGCCGCGTCTTAAGTGGGCAATCTACAAGACATTGGGTATTGGCCAGGTAATCCGATTCAACTTTGCTGACTTGGTAGAAACTTACGACGAAGCAACTAAAGAGTTGCTGCCGTTGCTTAAGAAGAACTTCGATACTGGTTATCTTTTCTGACAACAACCTATTGCATTCCTACAAACTAAGTAGTATTCTCTGTATCCGAAGCATGTATCTCCTATGGAGAATCCAGTTTCAACAATTTCCTCCCCTCGTCGCGTCACCGCCGAGTTCAAGCCGCACCGTAACTGGTAGCGGCTTTTTTTATACCAGTACCGATCACATCGGGGCCGAAAGGCAGCGTCAGTAAATGACCCAAAAGGAACTATCATGAACGATCAAGGTAAGCCTGGTCGCCCAACTACATTCACAAAAGAACTAGCCGACATTCTATGTGAGCGTATAGCAGATGGAGAAAGTCTGAGGGCGATTTGCCGAGAAGAAAGTATGCCGAATAAGGCTACTGTGTTCCGCTGGCTTGCTCTAGACAAGAGTTTTAGCGACCAATACGCGAAGGCAAGAGAAACACAAGCTGATTCTCTGTTTGATGAAATCCTGACAATCGCTGATGATTCTAGGTCTGATACTTACTTAGATGATCACGGTAACATGAAGACTGACCAAGAGGTTATTGGTCGAGCCAGGTTGCGAGTTGATGCACGTAAGTGGATGGCTGGCAAGCTTCGGCCTAAAGTCTATGGCGAGAAAAGCACGACTGAGCTTGTTGGCCCCAATGGCGGGCCAGTAGAGTTTTCTGTTATCGAACGCAAGATTGTTCGTCCAGACTAGTGACTGTCCTACAGATTGAAACGGCAGAGGTCTATGAGCCTTTGCTGTATCCATCGCGCTACAAAGGTGCTAAGGGCGGTCGTGGTTCGGCCAAGTCTCATTTCTTCGGTGGATTGCTGATAGAAGAGAGCATTAGAAAGAAGACTGACGCGGTATGTTTGCGCGAAGTCCAGAAGTCATTGCAGTTCTCGGTTAAGAAGCTGCTTGAATCGAAGATTGAGAGCATGAACGCAGGTGCTTACTTTGATGTACAAGACAAGGTAATCAAAGCGCGTAACGGCGGCATCATCATTTTCCAAGGCATGCAGGACCACACGGCGGACAGTATCAAGTCGCTTGAGGGTTTCGATATCGCATGGTTTGAAGAGGCGCAATCAGCTAGTCAGCGCAGCTTAGACTTGCTCCGTCCTACGTTACGCAAGCCAGGATCAGAATTGTGGTTTAGTTGGAATCCTCGATTCCCAACAGATCCTATCGAACAGTTACTAGCAGGCGAGAGCAAGCCTAAAGGCGCGATTGTTGTCGAGGCGAACTATGTGGATAACCCGTGGTTCCCTAAGGAATTGCTTGATGAAATGGAATATGACAGGCAGCGTGATCCCGACAAATACGCTCACATTTGGCTTGGCAAGTATCAGCAAAACAGCAGCGCAAGAGTATTCCGCAATTGGTCCGTTGAAGAGTTCGAGCGTCCAGCGGGAACTATCCATCGTTTGGGCGCAGACTGGGGATTTAGTATCGACCCTAGCGTATTGGTTCGATGCGACATTGATGGCAAGAGGCTATACGTTGATTACGAAGCGTATCTAGTGGGATGCGAGATTGATGCGCTTCCAGCATTGTTTATGTCGGTTCCTGACGCTGAGAAATGGCCTATCACTGCTGACTCGGCAAGGCCGGAAACGATTAGTTATATGCAGCGTCATGGCTTTCCTAAGATCATGTCTGCGGTCAAGGGCGCTAAGTCGCTTGAAGAGGGTGTTGAGTTCCTAAAGTCGTTCGATATCATCGTTCACCCACGTTGTAAGCATGTGATTGATGAACTGACGCTCTACAGTTACAAAACAGATCCTCTAGACGAAAGCAAGATACTCCCCATTTTGGAAGACAAAGATAACCACCTCATTGATGCATTGCGATATGCATGTGAAGGTGCTCGTCGCGCTGCTCGCAAGAAGCCTAAAGCAGATTCTGACGATAACAAACATGCTCATCACCAACATGGAAGCCAATCATGGTTACGATAAGCATGGAAGGAAAGCGCATCAGCGGCAATGCCAGCCTGGAACTTGGCTTTACAGAAGCCGTGCCGGAAGAGATGCGTTACGGCATTCGTGAGCTGAAATCTTTGTTCGTAGCGCCTGATAAACGCAAGAAGGGCGACGCGACTGCTCTGATGTATCAGGTCTGCTATGAGGCTGATCGCAAAGGTATCGTTCTATTCCTTGAGCCTGTTGCTGATGGCGGCATGCCACAGAAGAAACTAGAGAAATTCTACAAAGGCTTCGGATTCATTGAGCTTCAACACAAACCACTTTTAATGGCCCGACAAGCACATGGATAGCAAAGACGATAGCACCGTAGTAGAGCGAGCTAAGGAACGCTTTGAGCGCGCCAAAGCAGCATACTCGCGCACTCGCCAGTTAGCTATTGAAGACACGCGCTTTGCCATGGGCGATAGTGATAATGGTTGGCAATGGCCGGAAGGTATTCGTCAGTCACGCAACGTTGAGCAGAAGGTAGTTCTCACTGTCAATCTGACCGCTCAGCATTGCAATCAGATCATCAACAACATGCGTCAGAATCGGCCACAATGCCGTGTTCTCCCTGTTGATGGCGGTGCAGACAAGAAGACGGCTGAAATCTTCGGCGGACTCATTCGCAATATCCAAACATCATCGAACGCAGATGACGCGCATGATGTTGCAGCAGAGCATTCTATCTATGGTGGTGAGGGCTATTGGCGCGTCATCACGAAGTATGAGAGTGATACATCATTCAATCAGTGCATTGAGATTGAGGCGCTGAGCAATCCGCAATTGGTGTACATCGACTGTGACGCGAAGAAACTAGACAAGTCGGATGCGGAGTGGGGATTCATCTTTGATGACATCAACAAGGATAAGGCTAAGCGCGAATGGAAGGATCTTGAGCCTGCATCTTGGATGGATTGCCCTAAGGGCTGGGTAACGCAAGATTCTGTGCGTATCGCTGAGTATTACGAGTGTCAGTATGTAGACGACACTGCTCTGTTGCTGATGGATGAGAGCGAAGCACTTAAGAGTGATTTCAAGCCAGATGAGTACGACCAATTAAAGGCTGCTGGTGCGATTGCACAAGAGCGCCCTACTAAGCGTAAATCATGGAAGTGGTACAAGCTTGTAGGCGGTTCTGATAAGCCTGCTGACGAAAAGGATTGGGCTGGTTCCTATCTGCCTATCATCTCAGTTATCGGCAAAGAAGTGAACGTTGATGGCGAGTTGGTTATTAAGGGTATCGTCCGCGACCTGAAAGACCCTGCTCGCATGGTCAATTTCAGCTACTCGGAAGCTGTCCAGACTATTGCATTGCAGAACAAAGTTCCTTATATCGCAGCGGCTGAGGCGATTGAGGGCTATGAGAATGCCTGGAAGAATGCGAATCAGTCCAATGACTCCTATCTTCCTTGGAATGCTTACGATGACGCAGGTAACGCTAATCCTAAGCCCGAACGCCAGCAGCCTAGTGTACTTCCTGCTGCGCAAGTCCAGATGCTCCAGCTTTCGACCGAGCAAATGCGTGCGGCTTCTGGTCAGCAAAACGCGAACTTTGGCATCAAGTCTGAGGCTGCTAGTGGTATAGGTATTCAACGCCTCAAAGCACAGGGTGAGATTGCTACTTTCCATTTCCCTGACAACCAAGTGCGTGGTCTACGTTATGAAGCCAAAGTGCTGATTGACCTAATCCCTAAGATTTACGACACACGCCGCGTTGTCCGTATCCTTGGGTTAGATGGAAAAGAGCAGCAAGTCACGCTGAATCCGGATATGCCACAAGCATATGATGAGGCTGAATCGGATGACCCAACAGCAGAGGATATTCAAAAGATATTCAATCCAGCGGTTGGTAAATATGACGTTGTGATTGATACCGGCCCATCGTTCCAAACACAGCGCCAAGAATCGTTCACGATGATGACTGAGTTGGCGCGTTCGGATAAATCGTTCCTGCCGAACTATGGCGATATCTTCTTCCGCGCATCGGACGTGCCTTACTCGGACCAATTGGCTAAGCGTGCTGAGAAACTGTTACCACCTCAATTGCAGGATCAGAAGGGTAAGCCTCAGATTCCTCCTCAAATTCAGCAGCAAATGCAGCAACAGCAAGAGCATATTCAGCAACTTGAGGGCGCGCTTACTAACGCAAGTAAAGAAGTTGAGAAACTGGAATCGAAAGAAGAGATTGAAGGTGCACGAATCAGAGTGGATCAAGAAGGCAAAGAAGTCGATCGATTCAAGGCTGAAACTGACCGCCTGAAACTGATCATGCCTTACATGACGCCTGAATCTTTGCAAGAAATCGCAGCTAGCGTTGGTTTGCAAGTAAAGGATTCAGCTGATATTTATACTGGGCGTGAGCCAGTTCCTGTAATCGTGCCTGACGAATCGCCACAAGCAGAAGCGCAAGAACCACCTATGCAGCCGCCTGAACAAATGGCCCCACAACAACCTGAACAAAACGAAATGGAAGGCCAATAATGCCTATTACAGTCACAATTCTCAAGCCTAACGTATTCGATGAGTATGGCCGCTTGCTCGTAGTTGGTTCGGCTTACGTCCCCTACAACGATGACTATGCGAAAACGCTAGTTCAGACGTTGAAAGCATTGGATACAAATAACGTTCTTGGATTTCCGCTGCCCACTATTGCAGGCGCTGCTATGACATGGATCGCGCGCCCAAGTGCGGCGCTATTTCCAGGAACTTCGATTCGATTTACCGATGTTGGCGGCAACACTGGGGCAGGTGGTGGCAATTTCTTCTTCTCTAACGGGACTCGTTGGAAGCCGGTGAACGAAGATGTATTGCTAGACTCCGTAGATACAGCTAATTCGGCTGTGGCAAATACGACTGAACAGAATCTAAACCCAAATCACATTGCTATCCCTGCTGGTGTAATCGGGATCTTTGATCGGATCCGGTTGTACTGCTCACTTTCTAAGAATGGGACAGTTGATTCGGCAACGATCAACATTCGTTTCGGCCCCCTAGGAACAGTTGCGGACCCAATTTTGGCAACAATCACATCGCTTGCTACGACAAACCAAAGTGAAGGCTTCATTCTTGAGTTTAAACGTACTGCGGCAACTGCCATGCAAAAACAAGGCAATGCATCGACCGATTTGAGCTACACAGGCGCGAGTGCAGGCGCATATCCTGCTGCTGTGACGATCTCTAACCCAGATACAAATATCATGTATATGTCGATCACCTCACAAATGACGACCGGCGCAGAAATTTGCACGCTGCAAAATTACACACTGGAACTGTTCTCTACCGATTCACAATAATATGAAAAAACTACTCTTTTCGGCTCTCTTTGCAATTACGTCGATTGCTCAGGCTGCGCCTTGGGATCTGAACGGCCAGCAATATGACCAGTTCGGCACAAGCATGATCAATCGCTTGATGCCTTTGCCAGCAGGTGGCGCAAATGGCATTTATGTTTATAGCGCATCTTTGAATCTGCCGAAGTTGGCAACCTATGATTCAACATTGACACTTTCGGGCCTAGTTCTTGGCATCAATCCAACCACCTTGGCTGGGAAGTTTGATACTCCTACCGGTAACGCTGGTCAATATCTCGCTGGGGATGGGTCTCTTGTTACATTCCCAACCGCAGTTTCGTTCTTCTCTAATGACGCCGCTTATGTGAATCAAGCTGGCGCACGTAGTGCCGTATCGTTGACGACTACAGGAAGCGGAGCAGCTACTTACAACAATACTACCGGCGTTATTAACATTCCTACTCCAGTGGCTCCAGTCGCTCAGGTCAATGCCGATTGGAATTCAGTATCTGGCGTCTCGCAGATCCTTAACAAACCGACTATTCCTACTATACCGACAAACGTATCTGCATTCACAAATGATTCCGGCTATATCACTCAGGCTGGCGCTCGGTCGGCTGTTTCGCTGACTACGACAGGGACTTCTGGTGCTGCTACTTATAATTCTGGTACTGGTGTTCTTAATATCCCAAATTATGCGCCAGGGACCGGGACTGTAACTAGCGTCACCGCCGGAACTGGGCTGAGTGGCGGGACATTCACGACTAGCGGAACGATTTCAATGCCTGCGACAGGTACAGTTGGCACATATTCCAGCGTTACGACTGATGCACAAGGCCGCGTGACTGCTGGCACAAACGCATCGCAATCAGCGCAAACACGCACGCTTAACTCTGCATTCCAAGTTAGCGCAACGCGTCCTTCATTGGTGACTTATAGCATTCGCATTACCACTACCGCAAGTATCGGCGGAAATCAGGATGGAGACGTAATCCTTGAGATTGCAAGCGATCCGGGCTTTACGACAAATGTCCAGACGCTGTCTATCACACAGAATGCTCAAGCTATTTCCTTGGCTGTAGTTCTGAATTCAGTTCAAACACAAACAGGCGTCCTGTCAGGCTTTGTTCCTGCCGGCTATTATGCACGTCTTCGCACAGTGAATAACACTGGTACTCCGACATTTACCTATCGGGTAGGCCAAGAAGTTTTGATGTAAGCGGTAACGTACCGGTGCGCTCACCGGGCCTCGCGTAAAGCGATCCCTTAGACGGAGAAATAAATGTCGGATGAAGCAATCGGCGGTTCAATCGCGCCCGTAGTGGAAGCAGTAGTTGAAACACCAGTCGTAGAAACTGTAGCGGAACAGGATAAATCCGCGCCCCAAGCTGGAGAGACTGACGCTCCCGCTGGCGAAGAAGGTCAGGCCGAGAAAACATTCACTCAGAAAGAGTTGGATGAGATTCTTGAAAAGAAAACCGCAAAGCTGCAACGTATCCGAGATACAGAACGCAATAAACGTCAAGAGTTGGAAAGGGAGCTTGCAAAAGTATCTGTTCCAAAGGACGAAGGTCGGCCAAATCCTGCAAATTACGATGATGTTGATCGTTATGCAAACGATGTGGCCCAGTGGGAATTGGGTAAGCGAGACCGCCTAGAGCAGGCCGCTAAGACTCAAGTAACAAGATCTGATTTTGAGACAAAGGCAGCAGAACTACATGCTGAACTTGTCGATATGCCAGATTTTGACGAGGCAAAGTGGAACAAATTGCCCATTTCTGATGCGATGGCTAAGGCAATCGTTGAATCAGACATGGCTGATAAAGTCGCTAAACACCTCTATTCCAATCCTTCCGAAGCTGATCGCATTGCTCGCCTGTCGCAGGAACGCCAGCTTGCAGAAATCGGGAAGCTTGAGGAACGTCTTTCCTCTGCCCCAAAAGTTAGCAAAGCGCCCGCACCGATTAACCCAATCGGAAAAGGTAATGCAGTCTCATCGAAGTCGCCTGAAAACATGTCGATGGCCGAATACATCGCGTATCGAGCCAAACAAGGCGCTCGTTGGGCTAATTAATTTTTATAGGAAAATACCATGTCTAATACCCTTATCACCAGCAGCATTGTTGCAAAAGAAGTTCTGCCAATTTTGGAGAACATGCTGTCCTTCTCGAAGGGCGTCAATCGTGATTACGAGCCGGAATTCCAATCGAATCTGTCGCGTGGTTATGAGCCAGGCGCTACGATCAACATCAAACGTCCATCGCGTTATACCTATCGTGCTGGCCGTGTGGCGGTTCCGCAAGCATCGGTTGATACAACTGTCCCGCTGACCCTGTCGCAAGGTGGTTGCGATCTGAACTTCACCGCGTTCGAACGCACGCTGTCGATTTCCTCGGATCACATTCAAAACAAATTGATGTCGGCACTTGCTGCTGTTGCCAATGAAATTGACCGCCAAGGTTTGCAACTGGCTCACTATTCGACCTACAACACCACCAACGCCGCTGGCGCTCTGCCGACAACCCAGCAAGCCGCAGTTCAAATCATCACTGATGCAAACCGTCGCTTGGATGAAATGGCCGCACCGCGTGACAATGCTCGTAAGTTGATCATGGGTCCCGGTTTGAATGGTGCTCTGGTTGGCGGCTTCTCAGGCATGTTCAATAACCAAGCTCAGTTGAATAAGCAATACAACAGCGGCGTGATGAACAATGCATTTGGTATTGATCCAGGTCTTGACCAAAACGTGGATATCCACACCAACGGTGCAGCTACTGCTACCAATATCAACGGCGCTGGTCAAACTGGTTCGGCGATCACTGTTGTTGCTGTCGCTGGCGGTACATTGACACGTGGCACTACAATCACTCTGCCGGGCGTCTTCGCTGTCAATCCACAAACCCGTAACTCGACTGGTGTTCTGGCTAACTTCGTCGTGACTGCTGACGTTGCTGCTGGTGCGACTAGCATCCCTGTTAGCCCCGCTCTGGTGACTTCTGGCCCATACCAAAACGTCAGCGCTTCGCCGACTACTGGTGCGCCTTACGTTATTCAAGGTGCTGCATCGACTAGCTACAGCGTGAACGTTGCTTACCACCGTGACGCATTCACTCTGGCTATGGTCCCTATGTGGGTTCCAGAAGGCTTGGGCGTGAAGGTATCGCAACAAACTCACAACGGTTTCACCGTCAAGGTCACAGATATTTACGACGGCGTGAACGACAACTCCATCATGCGTCTTGATGTCCTGTTCGGCTGGGCTGCGACGTATCCAGAATTGTCGGACAAGATCTACACCGTCTAATCTTTTAAAGGAAATATCATGACTATTCTTCTGAATCGTTCTTATGCTGGTTATGCAGCCGGTGCAACTGTTGAGCTTTCGACAGATGCAGAAGCTGCATTGATTGCTCAGGGCCTCGCCTCGAATGCTGCTGACAACGCCATTACAACCGGTAACGCTATTGCAAATACCTATATGGGTACAGCAGCAATCCCAGCGGGTTCTAGCTCGGTGGTTATCACAAATAGCAATATCGACAAAAATAGCAAGGTTTTTGCAGTTGTAGCTCAAGCTGCCGCTGATGGTACTTTGCTACGCGTTGAACGTGTCCTGACTGCTTCCGGTGCTTCTGCTGGCCTGCCTGGCACGATTACTATTTATGGCACTGCTAATGCGACGGCAACCACGTTCATTGATTGGATTATCGTCAATCCACAAGGCCAAACCGTCCGTAACTAAGCAATAAATCTCCCGCTTCGGCGGGAGAACTAGGATAGCCAATGACAACAGCATACGAAATCATTACGCGTGCAGCAAAGAGTCTCAATATTCTTGGTTCCGCCGAGGTATTGAGTGCAGAAGATGCAAGCGATGGGCTTTCCTCGTTGAATTCTCTGCTGCAAACATGGGCAAGTGAAACGCTGATGGTTTATCAGTTGTCGCTTGAGAATTTCTCTCTTATTTCTGGTCAGAATACATACACGATTGGCACTGGTGGTAATTTCAACACGACTCGTCCGGTCACTGTAGACAGTGGTTATGTCCGATGGAATCAAATTGACTACCCTCTCTCCATCGTCAATACAGACCAATACGATGGAATTCCGCTCAAGTCGTCGCCAAATCAAATCCCCTATGTGCTTTACGTGGACGCTGGTTTCCCGCTGACGACATTGAAGCTGTTTCAAACGCCCAATGATAATTCGGCAGTGATCTATCTTGAGTTGCGCAAGCCTTTCACGGTATTTACTTCACTGACAGACGTTATCAACATGCCGCCAGGATACGACCGCGCATTGCAATGGAATCTAGCCCTTGAGATTGCACCATCGTTCGGAATCATGCCTGACCCAATGACAGTACGTCATGCCGCCACATCGAAGAAATGGTTGAAGAGGACCAACTGGCAACCACTTGTGCAGGAACTTGACCCGGCTATTCCTACTGGTCGTGGATTCTACGATCAAACTGGTAACTACATCGGATGAGCGATCTAATTGTCGTCAAGAATGGTGAATTAGCGTTCAACTATAATGGAGAAAATCCTGAGTTAATGCGCGAAAGGATCATGCATTTCAAAGATGCATTGATGGCGCTTCCATCTGATGAAAAAGTAGAATTCCCTGTTGAGCATGTCTTTTTTGATGGCATGTATATGCGAAAGATGTTCGCTCCCAAGGGGCAGATTGTCGTCGGCAAGATTCACAAGAAACCATGCATTAACTTTGTCGAGTATGGAGATATTTCTGTGCTTACAGAGTCAGGATTTGCACGGGTGAAGGCAGGTTTCACATTAGTTTCTCCAGCCGGGATTATGAAGGTTGGCATTGCACATGAAGACACGATGTTCATCAACGTGTTTCGGACGGATAAAACGACCGTCGAAGAAGTGGAGCAAGAAATCGCATGTGAAAATTATGCTGATTTAGCTATTGAATATATAGGAGAAACACCATGAGTGTCGCTTGGGTCGGAGCAGGGATTTCCGCTATAGGAACAATCTCCCAAATGAGCAGTGCGGGCAGTGCAGAACAAGCACAATCGGCTGGGGCTGGCGATGCTAATGCAACGCAAAAATATATGTACGATACGACGCGTGCAGATAATGCGCCATTCCAGCAAAACGGAGTAGCGGGGAATAACCGGCTTGCTTACTTGCTTGGTATCGGCGGAACAAACGCGCAAGGTCAAGGCGGTCCAGTATCAAAAGCTCAGCTTGGCAATACGACTGGCGCATGGACGCCTAACGCTACGTTGTATGCAAACTCGCCAGAGTATCGTCAAGCATGGGACAGTTTCATTAAGGATCATCAAGCACAATATGGAAAGGGTCCAGATAGTACAGGTGGCTCTAACGCTGGTGCTTTGCCTGGTGAGTTAGCTTCTCGCGGATTTGACATTAATGCTTACAACAAGCAAGTTGGCGAAGCCACATCAGGTGATAATTCTTATGGCTCTCTGCTCAAGAAGTTTGATGCTAATGATTTAAATAACGATGTTGTTTATCAAAATGGGCTTCAATTTGGCTTGAATGAGGGTGCTAAGGCTATTAACCGTGGTGCTGCGGCGGCCGGTAGTTATGATTCTGGCGCAGTAGCTAAAGCCCTTACACGGTTTGGCAATGATTATGCGACAACCAAAACTGAGGGTGCATACAATCGGTATGAAGCAGACAAGAACAATGTCTATAACAAACTTGCTGGAATTTCTGGTACAGGGCAAACAGCCGTAAATAATGTTTCGTCCGCTGGTCAGAATTATGCCAACAATGTTTCTAGTACTCAGTTGGGACTAGGAAATGCACGTGGTGCTAGTGCAATTGCTCAAGGAAATGCACTGAGCAATGGACTTGTTAATGGTTACAATAACTACCAACAAGCAAATCTGTTAAATAGCTTCCAAAATGGCAATTTCGGTTCCGGCAATATAAATTATGGCTCTGGCAATACTGGATCTACAAATGGGGGCTATTATGGTGGTGATAATTCTTATGGGAGCTTCTAATGCCTATTGATGCTTCGATTTATGGGAACATCCAAAATACTAAGCCGGATTCGCCAGTCAACGCATTGCTTGGTATCTCGCAGCTTCAACAAGCGCAAAGTCAAAACAAATTAGCTGATTTTGCTTTGCAAGATAAGCAACGTCAAGTGTCTGGCGACAATGCATTAGCTCAGTTAATATCGCAAGGCGGTGACTCTACAGCAGTTGCAAAGGGTTTGGCGCAACAAGGCTATGGTCAACAATCTATTGCCTATACAAAGCAAGCTGCAGAACTAGCAAAACAGCAACGTGAAGCAGCGACAGCCCAGATTGAACAACACTTGAAGAATTTCCAAGTTGCCGGTCAAATCATGAATGGTGTAAAAGATCAAGAATCATGGGATCGCGCGCGCCAGCAAACCGCAGAAATCTTTGGGCCTGAAAAAGCTGCTCAACTTCCGGCACAATACGATCCAAGGTTGATTGAAGAAAATCGTATGAAAGCATTGACAGTAGAGCAGCAGCTTAAGCAAAAATGGGAGGAGATGAAATATACGACTCCCGATGCCAATACCGTTGCCAACAACAATACCTCACGCCAAAATAATCAAGAAACTAACTCGACTTCTCGTGCGAATAATTCGGCGACAGTCGGCGCTACTATTCGGGGTCAAAACTTGACTGATGCGAGGGCAAAAGAACAATTGCAGCAAGGGAAAACGCCTCCTGGCTATCGCATGAATCCAGACGGAAGCATGACGGCTATTTCTGGTGGTCCTGCTGATGTTAAAAACAATAAGGAAACAGCACAAAAGAGCCAAGATGCAACGGATGTTTTGAATATTCTCGATATGGCAGAGCCGTTGTTCAAGAAATCAACTCAAGGCTATATTGGTCAGGGTGTTGATGTGGCGGCACAGGCATTTGGGCAAAGTCTTCCTGGGGCTCAAGCGGCTGCTAAGCTCCGTGCACTTGAGGGCGCATTAGTTTCCAAAATGCCTAAGATGTCCGGTCCACAATCGGACAAAGATGTTTTGCTTTACAAGCAAATGGCCGGCCAAATTGGCGATCCAAACATTCCAGCGGCTACCAAGCAAGCTGCTGCGGATACCATACGCAATCTCAACGAGAAATATCTTGGAATGGTTCCTAATTCCAGCAAGAAAAATAGTCAAACACAAGATATCCGCTCGCAGGCAGACGCAATTCTTAACGGAGGCAAGTAATGGCATCTGCTGACGAATATGCGGCTTGGATCGTAAAGAATGCTGATAAGAAGGGCACTCCTGAATTTGATACTGTTGCCGCCGCCTATAAAGTAGCTAAGTCTGATTCATCCTCGGCATCGTCAACACAACCAGCGCAAGAATCAGGCTTTATTGATAATGCCGTGGCTGCTGCAAAAGATATTCCGCGTCAAGTTGGCCTGACTGCTCGTTATGGGCTTGAAGGCATGGGCAATATGCTTGATCTTGCTTCTTCTCCTATTCGTGGCGCATTGAATCTAGTTACTCCGAAACAGCAAAATCTTACAGGATTGGTTACTGGTACGCCTGCACAAGATAGATTTCAATCTGGATCCGGTTCACGTCTGGCCGATATGATCGGTTTGCCAAAGCCACAAGGAGCATTTGAGGAAGGCGTTGGTACTGTAGCAAAAAGTATGGCTATGGGCGCTGTTCCAGTGGCTGGCGCAAATGCTGTAAGCGGATTGGTTAGGGGTGGCGCTAAAAATATTGCAACTTCCCTAGGATCAAATGCGGGGAATCAGATTGCATCTGCCGGTGTTTCTGGCGCTGTTGATGCGGTGACAAAGGATTCAGGACTAAATGAGCCTACGCGTACAGCGTTGTCTATGGCTAGCGGATTAGCCGTACCAGTTGCTACAAATGCGCTTGCAGCAGGACGCCGCACAGTGACTGGCCCTGGCGTATCCGAATCTACTAATAACGCCGTGAATGCTGCACGCGATGCTGGGTATGTAGTTCCGCCTACTCAAGGGAACCCTTCACTTGCGAACCGCGCTATCGAAGGTTTCAGCGGAAAACTGACCACGGCGCAGAATGCTAGCGCAAAGAATCAAGCTGTAACTGATAATCTTGCAAAACAGGCAATTGGATTGCCAGCAGATCAAGCAATTACCCCAGCGGCATTAAAAGCTGTCCGTGATGAAGCGGGGAAGGCATATGAAGCGATAGGGAGTTTGCCTGTTCGGCCCGCAACAGTTGGGAGCACTATTGAAAACCGTGCTGCTGCTCCTGAACTCGATCCAAAGAAAGCATTGTTTGATCTTCGTCAGGCTCGTAACGATGCTACAGGTTGGTATGAGAACTACAAACGAACAGCTAGCCCTGATGCGTTGAAGCAGGCTAATCAATCGCGGTCAGATGCAAATCGACTGGAAAAAGAATTAGAAGACTACGCAAAAAGTATTGGTCGTGATGACCTAATTCCGGCATTGGCCGAAGCGCGCCAGTTGATTGCTAAGACTTACTCTGTAGAAAAAGCAATGAATCCCGCTACAGGTACGATTGATGCTTCTAAGTTATCGAATGAGTTAAAGAAGGGCAAGCCACTTTCCGACCAATTGAAGCAAATTGCCGAATTTGGTCAATCATTCCCAAAGGCAGTTCAAACACCCGAGAAAATGGGTAGCTTACCTGGTGTAAGCCCGCTAGATTTTGGTACTGCAAGCGCAGTTAGCGGAGTTACAGCGAACCCAATGTATATGGCTGGCGTATTGGCTCGCCCACTTGCACGTAAATTAGCATTATCGGACACGGTACAGAATCGTTTACGCAATGCCGCACTTGCAAATTCGCAATCGCCACGAAATGCCCTGATGATTTCACCTGTTCTCGGTATGCCATCGCAGAATGATGAGCAACGATGATTACTTACTTTTGCTTTTGATGTACGCGCAGATGATCCAGCCAATAAGTACGACTGCTGCGGAAATTTCGCCTTCACTCATATATCCTCCATCGGTTAATAATTCGGAGCATACCATATGCCTTTAGCACCATTGTTCGGAGTGTCGCAAAAAGGCAAATCTTTTACAGCCACTGCGCAGAAACATACTGGATTGTATGCAGAAATTGTTCCTGATCGTGATAAAAGTTCTCTGGTTTTTTATAATACTCCCGGTCTTACGCTAGATTATTCCTACGGGGATACTCCTGTTCGAGGAAGTATCGCAACGGATGACCTGAAATACGAAGTGCATCGCGGGACATTGTGGGCAGTTAATAACGCAGGCATTCGTACTGCATTGGGCACTTTGCTGACGACTGTAGGTAAAGTCAGAATGTCGTTCAATGGGAGGCAGATTGTTGTTGTAGATGGCCGTCAGGCATATTCATACACAATTAACCAGACAGCACAGCCAATTTCTACAATTACGAATGTTGGCACCCTAGCCACGCTAACAACGACTGTTGCACATGGAAGATCGACAGGTGACACCGTAATCATCGCCGGAACGACTTCAGCAGCTTACAGCGGAACATTCGTCATTACAGTAACAGGAGCAAACACCTTCACTTATACGATGCTTTCCAACCCAGGCGGAAATGCAACGGTAGTCGGTTCTTACACGGTTTCCTCCTCTTTTTCTATTATCACATCGGGACTCTTTCAGAACCCAATTGATGTGACCTATGCGGACCAATACAGCATTTTTGGGTTTGATAATGGCCGCTGGCAGATTTCTGCTCCTAATGATGCAACTACCGTTGATGTATTGGATTTTGCGAATGCAGAATCTAATCCTGATGGTCTATTGCGAGTCATTGCAGATCATGGGGAAGTCGTCCTACTTGGCCCACAAACTGTCGAGTTTTGGGGTAATACTGGTGCGCAAGACTTCCCTTATGCGAATCAACGAGGGGCTACTTTAGAGTTCGGATTGGTAGCGCCTAGTTCGCTGGTTAAATACAACGATTCTCTTGCTGGCTTGTTTAAAAGCAGCATGGGACAGTCTCAAGTCATGATGATGAAGGGCCATGCTTTAGTCCCGATTAGCTCTACAGAAATTGACTATGTTATCAATGGATATGCAACTATCGCCGATGCGTCTGCATTGTCGTATATGGTTGGAGGCCATCCGTTTTACCAAATCAATTTTCCAAGTGTAGGCAAAGCATGGTTGTTTGATTCTCAGTCTAATCTTTGGTCTCCCATCGAATCGGGTCTTTCTGGCGGCCGAAGCCGAGCAGAGATTCGCACAGACTATCTTAATAAAACTCGTGTCACTGATTTTGAAAATGGGAACGTCTACACGTTAGCTCCTGACGTTTATACGGACAATGGAATACCTATTCCAAGAGAAATCATCTCGCGACATTTCTTTTCAGATGCGAAACGAGTTCGTGTAGACGTTTTGCAAATTGAGTTTGAATCTGGTCTTGGACTGATTACAGGGCAAGGCCAAGACCCACAAGTAATGATGCAGATTTCCAAAGATGGTGGGCATACATACGGAAATGAAATCTGGTCATCCGCAGGGAAGATTGGCGAATACAAATACCGAGTTATCTGGCGTCGTCTTGGTGTTGGTCGTGATTGGGTATTCAAATTCAGGATTACAGATCCCATTAAAATCGTTATCACAAATGCTTATATGGATTACTCAGTTCTCAAATGAAAAATCTCCCGCCTATTACTGAACCTGCGGGTACAGATGGAAAAGCATGGTCGAATACGTGGTCAAATTTCTTCACCCAGGTCTTCAAATGCCTTCGCTGGGAAGAGTCCTATTCATTCACGTTTGATTATGCTTTTGGCCTAGTAGCTGCTAACAGCGAATTAGCTTCGTCTGGATTTCCCATTCCCGGCGTGACTCTGGGTAATGCAGTGCAGATTACTCCGATGAATAATCAAATCGGGATCATTTTCACCGGTGTTGTTACTGCACAAAACGTCGTCACAATTTACGCTAAGAATTTCACGGGTGCAGGTATCACGCCTGCTTCGAATACTTTCCGCATCATCGTCTTACAAAATTAGGAGCAAACATGGCAGTATTATTCAGCCCTTGGGGTAACCAGCAATTTATTGATGCCAATGGAAACCCTCTTGTTGGCGGTAAAATTCAAACATTTGCAGCCACCTCCTCAACGCCATTAACGACATTTACTGACGCTTCTGGAACAGTTCAGCAATCGAATCCTATCATCCTGAATTCACGTGGCGCACCTACATTAGGTGAAATCTGGTTGACCTCTGGACTCCTATATAAATTTCAACTGTTTGATGCTGCCAATAATCTGATTGATACGGTTGATAATGTCGCTGGCGTTCCGGGCGCGACAACAACGACGGATGAATGGGTAGATAGTGGTGTTACGCCTCTTTTCGTGTCTGCTTCCAGCTACACACTTGTAGGCGACCAAACGACCCAATTTCATCAAGGCCGTCGCCAGAAATTTCAAACTACTGCCGGGACTGTATACGGCACAATTCTAACATCCGTATTCACCACATTAACTACCGTCACAGTACAAATGGATGGTACGCAAGTCCTCGATTCGGGGCTTTCTAGTGTTCAGTTGTCTATCTTGCGTTCACGAGTTCTCTCTCTTCCTGAACGCATTGCTTCGACAACTGGCACAAACACATATGTAGCTACGGTCGGCATAGCCAATCTTGTATTGGGTGAAGAATATAAGATAAATTTTTCTATCCCTAATGATGGAACTGTTTCACCTACTCTAAATCTGGATGGTCTTGGTGTTCAGCCAATTGTTCTTCAAAATGGAACTGTTCCTGGCGCAGGTGCTTTGAATGGGGCGCATAAGATCCGGCGCACTACGGCCGGGTTTGTCGTGCTTAATCCGATTGTCCCAATGCAAATCGCGGTGCGCCAATCTGGACAATATGGACCTACTGTAGGAACGCCTGCACAATCTGCATTGTTCCCCGCATCGCAAATCGGCAATACCATTGCTGTTGGAGCTACAGCAAAATTCTCCACTAAGGCAACTCTATTATCGATTGCAAGTGGATTTAATGCCGATGGATCTCCAAACAACATCAACGTTTTGCTCAATGCAGATTTGAGCATCACGGGATTGACTGCAAGTTCTACCAATATTATCGCTTATGACAAGATCAATAATATCTTGGTCAAGACCGTTGTAAGCGATACCGATACATATGGTGGAACTCCAGCAGTTACGAGTGGTTTGTACACACTCGATTATCTGAATTGGATTATGTACCTTGGCAATGGTGCTACAGCCGTTCCAGTTCAGCACATTATTTTAGCTGAGATAGATACTAGCCCAACGGTAATTACTGCTATCCGTAACCGTCCTTATCGTGGTTATTATGAATCCCCATTAACCGCATCAGCAACAACAACGGAAACGCTTTTTGCTCATGGAATGGGAACGCAAAGATACACAATTTATCCAGAGATCCAATGTATAACAGCAGACTCAGGCTATGTCGCTGGGAACATTAGAAATTGGACAACTTCCTCCAATGGAACCGGGACTTTAGGTAATGCAGTTTCTAACCTTTCGAAAACGATTGCATTAATGACAGTAAATTCAACATGGGATATTTTGCTGGCGCGCCCCGGAACATCTGGTGCCACAACTACTTTGGCAAATTGGCAAGCTCGACTTAAAATCAGAAGGGACTACTAATCATGTCTAAAAATCAAACTGATACCATTGATGAACTCGAATACTGGATTGCTTATGGCAACGGTAATATGGGACAAGGCTGGTATTATGCCGGTTATGTTGCTGACCGATGGGAAGATATGAAAGTTCCGCAACGTCCAGCTTATGGCGCAATTTGGGTTCCTAATCCTAATCGTCCTACATTTGCTGACTGGCAGTTCGATGGTCACGATGCAGACGGTGGCTATTGGATAATGCCGGAATGAATTTCATAGTTCATAAAATTTAACAGGGGATTTACATGTCCTACGAAGCAGGGGTGCTCGGGCTTATAAAAGCGTATGGCTTTAAAGCCGTTTGTGGGGCAATAGGAGTTTCTATGCTTTACTTAGCTTTGCCACCTTTAAACAAAGATGGCACATTTAATCGTAAAGAGTTCATCTGCCGAATGGCTGCTGCGATCATATTCTCAACGTGGCTTGGGGATTGGTTTGTATCAGTTGTTGATGGAGTTCTACCGATGGTGAAAGCTCATGAGTTTCCAGGTGTTTTCTATGCATTCATTGGAGCGCCAGCATGGTTTATCACGCGTGGCATAGCAGTATGGATGCATAATCGAGAAGACAAGGATATCGGAGAAATCATCAAAGACGCAAAGGATATTGTATGAATCCAATTGATACGATCCTAAACCAAGAATTACGCCGCGATGAAGGCGTTAGATATTCTCCTTACACTGATACAGTTGGCGTTCTTACTGTTGGCGTAGGTCACAATCTAAAAGCAAAACCTATCCCGCCTGATTGGCAATATCCATTGAGCGATTGGCAAGTAGATAAGCTATTATCGGACGATCTTGAATCAGTGTTTAAATCATTAGATTCCCGGCTATCTTGGTGGCGAGAACTTAGCTATGTTCGTCAACGTGTATTAGCTAACATGGCTTTTCAACTTGGAATTGATGGGCTACTTGGATTTAAAAATACTCTTCAAGCTATCAAAGAAGGGCGTTTTGACGATGCGGCTGACGGCATGCGAAAAAGCAAATGGTATTCCCAGACTCCGAGCCGGACTGAACGCCTAGCCAAGATGATGACGACAGGTTGATATGCTAATTCAAACAAAGATTGCAATCTTCCTCGGAGGTCTTCTAATCGCAATTGCAGGCGTTTATTTCTACGGCAGCCATCAATACTCAAAAGGGTTTGACCAAGCCAACCTAGAGGCTACAGCACGCGCAGAAAAGGTATCTGAGGAATACAGGAAGAAAGAGCAAGATTGGCAAACCCAAGCAAAGCAAAAGGATGATGCATATGATCAAGCAAAAGCTAACACGCAATCTGCCGTTGTTACTCTTACCAGTTCTAATCTCAGCTTGCGCAACGCAATTGCCGATTACAAGCGTCGATTGTCCCAAGCCTCCACCGGTTCCAACGGAACTAGCGACAAAGGAGAAATCGGGATCGACCTATTTGCAGAATGCTCAGACAAATACAGCGAGTTGGCAAAAGAAACTGCAAGACTCGCTGACAAAGTGAACGCTCAGGCTGATTACTTAATCATAGGCCGATAAACCTCTTACGCATTCTACGATCATGCAAGCGCATTGAAACGATAAGTCTGCGTAATAGTCTTGGCATGATAGTTACCGGTTAGGGTTACGTTTCTGATCGCGTGCTTTACGGCGTTCGTCTCTACGTGGTTTCTTGCTCATTTTAATAGCTATCTTCAATCTCAATTGCGCGCTGCAAGCTAACTAAAGCCTCTTGCAAATCTTCTGCTCTAGTCTTATGCCCGCGCTGTCCTGGCTGCAATAGCTTTTTAATAGCATGTTGAATAGCTGGGTTTGTTACGTTCCATGCCATCAAAACGTCGTACACATCAATTGTTGTTGATGGTACAAGTCTCTGATATTTGTTTGTCAATTCGTCTCTTCCTCAGTGCCTGGTAATTGCTCATATCCCCGCTTGAGGATGCCATTTCTGGAATAGAGATACATATAGTCGTCATCCAATATGCTGCTAAGCAGTAACTCCATCAATGTGAGATCCATATTTATTTTTGGGATGTGTGAAACGTCATTGAAAGCCACAATTTCCTTAGAAGGAATGTGAAATAGGATGATAAACGTATCAGCCATTACGATTCCTCAGTGCCTGGTGCTGGTGGTGTTGGGTTCATCATTGCTGGAAATATTCCACTTCAAAGTTGGCATCAAGCGTAAGCACTATTCCAAGATTTGATTCTCGGAGCGCATCTACGTTTTCAATCCCGTATGCCACAAGACATATAGGTGCGCCGGAGTTGGCTGCTGCTCGCCTTCCGTCGACATAATGGAAGTGTGGCCTACCACGCATGAACAGGACAGCGTGGGCTTGCGACCAGATGCATTCGTAGAACATGGCAGTCTCGGTGCGTGCCGGGACCAGAGCGATACCATTTCCGTGCTTGACCATACGGCGCAACCATTTCACCGCTTCGCGCCCGAACGGAGGGTTTAGCCATACACGACCGCTCCATTCGGTTGATAAACCATCGTCCTGAATTGACAAATGGCGCTCTGCTGTTGACCATGGGCGAATGACCGGCGCACAAGGGTCCAGATCGAACTGGCCGAGCGCAGCGATGATTCCCGGGGGCGTCAACCATTCATCGTTCTTCATGCGCGCAGATTGATGGGAAGACAGGCTCATTTTGATGAAATCCAGTTAAAGAGCCGACGCAGGCAATACGACCTGACCAGACTCACAATCGTGAATAGGGCGCCAATTGCGGCATGCTGCGCGGTGGATGCGTAGAATCCAAACAATGGGAAGATGGCGCCTTGAGCCAGCAATGCGACAAAATATCCGATAGCAACGTTCATGCACGCCTCGGCCAATGATCCTTTGCGTGTCTGGCTCATTCCCCATCCTCCCTGCTGGCAGTAGTAGCGGTGATGCCGTGGGCCTGTTCGATGGCACGTGCAAATCGGTGTAGCCGAATATCCATGCTTCCAGCATCAGGCTGGTAAAAATCTTGCTCGGCAATATCCTGAATCACTGGCTCGCTCAGCGGCTCCCGCTTCACGCTGGCAATGGCGCGGGCGTTCCATGCTGCAATCGCCTTCACATCGCCGTAATCAATTTCGCCCTCTTCAAGATGGGCAGCCGGTCCGAAAGCGCCGCAATCGTTGCACATGGACTGCGTCGACGTTTTTCCGCTGACATCAGCGGTCAATACTTCGCCGTCAGAAATGTTGCCGCTTCCGCAGAACGGGCAAGGTTGGGTAGGCTGGTGGCTCATGGGGATTCCTTCTTTTTGTTGCGCTTCGCAGTTTCAACATCCTTAACTTATAAGGGCGAAAAACCTTGAAACCAATATGATCGAAGTTGTATATCGCCAACATCGAACGACAAGATGCTTCTGACGATTTCCACGTATTCGGGAAATGAGAGGACTGTTTTTCGCTTCACGGCTCCCGCCCCTTTGCTGCGATAGCTGCGTCCCAACGCTTTCTCAATCCGTCCATGATCTTGCAGTGTTCCTGCGTGATCGGCTGTCCAGGCATCTGCGACATGTTGAACATCACGTTCGCCATCTGCGCGCCGACGCTGTCCTTCGCATCTGTGGATGGCGGGGCGCTTGCTACGCCTGCATTGAACGCCTGCTCCAGCTCGCGCCACGCATGATGCCCGCGATACGCGCCATACTTGCCGCGCAAATAATCCTCAGCTGACGCATGTTTCACCGGCTCCGCACTTACAGGCGCTGGAGGGGCGATGAAATCGGCGCGCACGTACGGTACGTCGCGGTCGCTAAATCGGTCTTCACACCACTTGATGCCGTCGCTCATATTCGCTTGCTCTCTTGCATCGGCAAACGAACTGTAGGCGTCGCCGCCGTCTTCGATGACCAGATAAATTCGTGCTGGCGCATCCTTCATAGGCACCGGTTCCGCGCGCACCGCCGCGGTGCGCTTGGCGAGTAGCCATCCTACGAGCGCATGCTCAGCCCTTGGGTCAACATATCCTGAGTAGCCACGATCACCTGGATGCCGCGCTAAGTTGGGCGCGGGAAGTCCTTTGCTGCTTTCGATCATCGCTGCCTCGAACAAAGGCCGTTCTTTCTCAATGTCTAAGGTCATGGCTTACTTTCTGGTGGGGTTGCTGAGAATGGAGAAATGTTTCTACTCACGGATCTTTTTGCTCCGTGATTTTCGTGGTATCCAAATGTTAAATCGGCTGATTTGCGCGCACAAACTGCCTCGAAATAGTCTTTGAAGTAGCCTAGGTTTTTTATCCCCATGCCGGTCATAATCCGTGCCTGCCACTTGTTCGCGGGCTTCTTCCAGTAAACTCCCGGCACCCCGCTAGTGTTGTTTTTGTATATCGGCTGATTTCGATGATTCTCTTGATTCGATACCTCACGCAAATTCTCAATTCGGTTGTCGTCTTTGCAGTGGTTGATGTGGTCAAGTTGGTCTTTAGCCATTACGCCATGGACGTATAGCCACACGATTTTGTGCACAAAGAATTGGCGTCCATCGATCTTGATACGCCGATACCCATCTGGGTTAAGATTCCCCGCCATTGATCCTGGCTGAATTTTGTTGCGCCGCGCAGCAATCCAGAAGAGTCGACCAGTATCAGGATCGTATCGAAGTATCGATTTCAGACGATCTTGAGTAATGGTCATCGGCTTAGCCATTTTTCATATTCTCTTGGCTCGCTGCTGGAGCCAGTGCAGCTTTGACCAGTTCCGGCACCTTTAAGGCAAGAACGCCACTTTGAATCGAGCCATCATCGGACGTGCGCGCAGCTTCACCGAACATTTCGCCGATTTGGACAACGATGCCGCGATAGAAGTCGGATGAGTTGCTATATTCACGCGCCATCTCGCGCCACTTTGCTTGACTGCTTCCTTCTGGCGGATCGCCGTCGAAGGAATTTCCTGCGCCGGATGTGATAGCAAGCACCTTCCCCGCAAATTCGATCACCTGACTTTCCGAGTAGCCATGCACGAATTTCGATGCCGCTGGCAGCATTGGCAAGCAGCCCTCTGGAAGTTTGACGCTACCGGCAGCGACAGATTGCCAGATGAACCATGCACCAGCCATGAACTGAGATTTATAGGTCAGGCCGAGGTCTTCATCTTGTTTCTTATCGGTGTCGACAGGAGCGCCATAAAGATGCTCAGACCACAGCACCATGAACTTCTCGAACTGGGTGCGTAGGTTGTACGGCACTTCGGGCGTCTCTGCTGCTGGCGGTGCTGAGAGAAGGGCGCGGAACTCGGCAAACAGGGCATTCGGCACATATTCTTTGTCCGAATATTCCAGTAACTCTTCAATACGATCACGCGGTACTGCGATCTGCTCATCCGTTACTTGCGGCGATGCCAGGCTGTTGATGTGCGCGAGCAGAACACGTGCAGCTTTAGCAGGCTCATTCAAGCAACCACGTTCTTCCAAATCAGCAGCAACTTGCATTGCTTGTTGTATTGTCATGTCCATGATTAGACCTTTGCTTTCAGCATGTAGTCATTGCATTTTTGTTGCGCTTCTGCAAGTTGATCGGCAAGCGATTGAGTACGTGCATCAGACGAACGCACAAGCTCTTCATTTTCTTGTTTCAAGAACTCAACTTGATTTTGCAGAAAACCGATAACTTGGTCTGCCTCCTTCTTCAACGAATCCGAAGGCGAGCGTTGCAGATATGCGCGAACATATCCAATATCTTCATGTGTGAAATTTTGCATTTTATTTAGCCCCGTGGTTTTCATGATATCCATAATCTTTCTCAGCTTGTTTTCTCGCCTTTACAGCGTCTTCCAATACATCGAAATACCCTAAATATTTATCTTTGTTATTTGTGGATATAGAAGCCATCCATTTTCCACGAGAATTGCTAAAAGATACTCCGCAATGACCACTTGTATTATTTTTGCTTAAAGAGCGGTTTTTCTGATTTCCTTGATTCGTTTTATTTTTTAGATTGCATATTCTGTTGTCATTTCTTACATGATTTTCATGATCAATTTGACCATGCGGCCAATCGCCATAAGTAAGCAACCATGCGATCCTATGACATAGGTAATGTTTGCCACAGCAATATATAGCTCTATATCCTTCGCCATTTATTGAGCCAGCAGGTTTTAATCCAATTTCGCCCGTAGATTTATTTATCCTATAAATATCTCCTGTTTCTGGAAAATATTTTAAGACTTTTGAAATCTTTTCAAAATCAGTTTGCATTTTTTGGTCCTTCA